TTTTTCTGAAGCTGTAAAGCTCAAAACATATCCACTTAAATCGCCTGCCGCTGTTCCCGTTTGACCTGCTACCGTTGTAACATTTAAGCCCTTTTGAAAGCCTAAAAGTAATGCGTTATCGTTGTTATCAACTACAATTGCATGAGGTCGGCCTGCTGCTAAAAGTTTAATCTCATCGCTGTCGGCTGCTCTTAATTTATGCAATGTAATTTCTAAGGCTTGCTCATAAAACAATGTGCCTGCCTCTGCTGAACTTGTTAAAGTTTCTGTAATGTTTCCTGTGTATTCGGGTAGTTCGTATTTGTAAAGGGTTTTACCTGTTAAACCTGTTGAGATTGCCCCGTTTGTAACAGTTAATCCCGTAAGGTCGCCAAAGTCTGCAAAGTAAACGGTTTTAATCCCGCCTATTTGCTCTTTACATTCCCACAATCTACCGCTTGTTAAATCGCAAGCCATATCTATTTATTTAAAAGGTTAAAAAGAGGGGCTAAAAACCCCTCTTAAATTATTTATGAGTAATAAACTATATCAGCTCCGTTGGTGATTTGTGTACCACCTGTCATTCTTGCAATGAATCTAACATTTTGAGAACCGTCTGTTTCTGACATATCAACTACTTGAACTTCTGAAAGGTCAGTTAATACGTTTGTACCAAAGTGCAAATCACTTGCTCTTGCAGCAACCATTTTATTGTTAGATAACCCATGTGCTACTTTTAATGGCACACCTAAGAAATTCATTGGCGTTTTTCCATCGTAGTATAAATTTTGGTATCCTAAAGCAGCTTGTGCAGCGATATAAAATTTAGATGCTGAAATTGGAATATGAATTGCAAAGTCATCCGCAACAAATACTTGATTTGAAATAGCGTTGTAAACTTTGGTTAATTCAGCGATAATATTAGAAGCACTTAAAGTAGTACCTGAAACATCAACTACATCTGTATTGGCTGCTAATCTCGATTCTAAACCTGCAAATGAACCTGCACTTGCTGAACCTTGCCAAATTGCTACTTCAAAATCTTTAGCGATTAACTCAAGATTTTTTTGAATAAAAAATTCTTGAAAACTTGATGGAATTTCTTGCCCGTTTAATGCGCCTCTCATTTCCATTGATTCCCATTGATCTCTAAAATCTTTTTTACAAAGTTGAATATTTACTTGTAATTCTTTAGGCTCTAAAACTACGTCAGTTAAATTTACATCTCCCGTAGAGTCAAAATCACAAGTAGCATTCGCTAAGAACCCTGTTGTTGCTAAATTTCGTACATTTAATTTGTACTTAATGTTTTCGTGTACCGTTACGATACCCTCTCCAATTGTGTTTGCGGCTAAGATTGCAGGGTATAAATAACCTGATGCCTTCTCGCCTGCAAAATTACCCGTTAAGGTTGTTGTTGTTTCGCTCATTTTTTTATTTTTTTAATTTATTTTGAAAATATTTTATTCTGTTTGCCACTGAAAGATTTGAAATTTCTTGTTTTGAAAGTTCAACTACTTCAGATTTTGTATTCTTTTCAGGGCTGTGTTTTACCTTATCCATTGGTTTGCTCATTTCTACAACCTCATTTGTTAAGGTTTCAATTGAGCCTGCAACGGCTGAAAATTTGCTTGTGTTTTCTTCTGTAAGTTTTGATAACTCAGCCTTTAAACCTTCAACTGTTTCAATTAATGATTTGTATTCAGGTGTTTCAGAAAACTTGGTTTCTTTTACTACTGATTCAATAATTGCTTTTGCTTGTGGGCTTTGTGTTGGGGCTTCTTGTGTTGCGCCTTTTTCTTGCTCTACGTTGGTGGCTTCTTCTTCTACGTTGGCAGGTGTGTAGTTTGCAACTACTCCATCATTTTCTACAACTATCATTGAACCATCTTGTAAAACATACTCGCCAATAGGTAAAGGCATTTGTTCGCCATCTGCTGAAACATAAACTTCAACGCCTGCTGCCCATTCATCAGAAGGGCTTACAATCATTGTTGTTCCATCTTCAAGTAATGATTCAGCCATAAACTTGGTGTGAACTTGTTCGGCTTCGGCTTTGGTTAGGCCGTTTTCATCCTCACCTTTTAACTCGTGGCCTAACTTTAACAAGTAATCGCCAATTGTTTTTTTGATATTTGATTTTTCCATTATTAGACTATTTCTAACCTAATAACTAAATAAATGGGCTTGCGTTGCTTTTAGAAACAAAAAACCCCTTAGAGGGGTTCCTATCCTTTAAGGGGTTTAATGCTAAGAAAGATGATTAATAATGATGCGAATATAATAAACAAAATGTGTTTTACAAAATGTTTTCTATAAAATTGATTTATACAAATCCATTCTAAACTTAGCCCATTTATTTGGGTTGTAATATTCTAATACTTCTTCTCTTAAACCTTTGCCAAGTTCCTCAACTGTTGCCCTATCCTTGCTCAATAATTCTAAAGTATCTTGCCAACTTTCATTTGGTTTAACGTAAATAATGTTTTCGCTTTTAAAATCTAAATATGGTGGGGTTTCGGTGCATACAATCGCCTTGCCTTTTACACCCGCCTCAACTACTTTCAAGTTTGATTTGCAACTATTAAATTTAGTTGGTATTAATGGGGCTAAACTTATGTCTGTTTCATCGTATAAACTACCGTAGGAATATTCATCTTTTGGTTTACCAATATCAAAACCTAACTCTTTGTATTTTTCAACATAGCCAACTGCAGTTAATTTTTTAAAATCTGCTTTGGCAAATTCCAAATCTTGAAAATGGGTTTCACCTCCAAAAAAAGAAAACTTTACTTTACCTTTTCTCTTTGGGCTTTTCTTCCATTGCTGTTCTTGGGTGTTTAAAACATTGGGTATAACTGTAACCCTTTTATTGTAAGGCTTAACAATTTTAGCCAATCGCTTGTTGGTTGTGATAACATGATTTGCCACCTTTAAACTTCTAATTGTTTGGTCGGCATATTCAGGGGGCATCCTATCGAATAAAATATGATGTGGGTCTAATTCCCAAAAGTCGTCAATATCTAAAATTATTTTACAATGGGCTTTATTTTTCAACCAATCTGTTATCCTTTCTAATTCCTCAAAGTAAATTAATCGAGTGAAAATAATAATATCAACCTTTGATAAATCTGTGTTTAGAATTGAAACTTGGGTTACCGTTGTTAGTATTTCGGTTTCAGGATAAACTTGTTTTAGCATAATATGCGGGCTTATTATTCTGTGATAATTTACCGCCCCTTTCATGGTTGCAACTGTTAGTATTCTCATATTCCTATTGTGTATTTCCCTTTGTTTTCTAATCTTAATTTGGTTAATGCAACGTATCTAATCGCATCGCAGGCATGGTTATAAAAGTCAATAGGTTTATTTATCATATTGCCGTTTTTATCCTTTTGCCATTTGTAATTTCTAAACTCTTTGATAATATTTGGTGATGGGGTTACAACATTAATCTTGTGCCGTTTCAAAATATCAATACCATTTTTAATTGAGTCAGCACCTTTGGTAACTCCCTTAGCATTAAACCCCATTCTAAATATTTCTTCAATACTTTTAGGCTCTGCACTATCGCAAATCAATTCTGTTCTTCTATCAACTCCAAAGGCTTTTAATTGATTGCCTATTTCTTGGTTTGTTAAACCCGTTTGGTAGATCATCTCTTGAAGATATATTTCACCTTGAAACATTCCAAACTTTATTAATGCAGTTGGGTCATTGGTGTAACCAAAGTCTAACCCTAAAGCCTCCCATTTACATTCAGGCCATTTTGTAACCTCTGAAAAGTTGCTAAATATTTGCCCCTCGATAAAACCCTTTAACCCTAATCCGTAAACCCTCCAATAGTTTTCGTCTTGGTCTTTTATGCGTTCAATCTTTTCAACTAATTCTTTGGGTAAAAATGGGTTATCTAAATAAGTTGTAATAAAAAAATCGCAAGTTTCCCGCTTCTTTAATTCTTCAACCCAAAAATCTTCTGATGGGTTAAAGTCAATTATTACCTTGTCGGTTGTTCTTATATCAAGCTGAAAAAATTCCTCAAAATTTATTTCATTCGCTTCATTAATAAATAGTATATTTCTTTTTCGGCCTCTAATTTTTTGAGCTTGATCCACCGCTATAAACTCAATCAAGTTTCCATTAAGTCTATAAATGTTTTCTGTTTTGTTGTGAAAATCTTCGCTGTATAAATTAAGGTTTTGAAGTATCTCTATAAAATCTCGATAAACCGAACCCCTTAATGATGGAAACGATTTCCTACAAATCGTAATTGTTTTGCCCTTGTGGGTGTTAGCGTAATAAATTAACCAAATTAAAATATTGTAGGTTTTGCCCGAACGAGTTCCGCCCTGTTCAATTACATACTTGCTCTTTGAGTTTTCAAGATGCCAAAATACATCATTCGTTTTTATTTCCACTAATCACTTTAACTATTAGTTGATTATCTGAATCGCCTGTATGTTCTATTGTCTGTTTATCTGACCATTTGTAGTTAGCCTTTAAATCAAATATTAAGCCCGTTGTGTTGCCCTCACCGTTTACCAATGCAGCTACTTTTTTTGATTCAATTACATCGTTAATAAAATCAACCGTTTCTTTAAAATCTTTGTAACTTTCTTTGTCGCTTGTGTAGCGTTGCCATTGGGTGTAGGATATTTTAAGCCTTGATACAAATTCGCCTATTGTGGGTATTCTTGGCTTCAAAACACTAACAACCTTACCACTTCCTGTTGGATGTTCTACGGTGTACCTCTCGCAATAAGATATGTATTTGTTCCATTCTTCTGCAATATCTTCAGGCTTGTGTTTAAATGTGCCAAATGGCCTGCCTCCTTTGTCTTTTTCAATCATAATTTTATGTGATTAAATCCAAATTCCTTTTGAAATATAGGTATAAAACCGTTATGAGCGTTAAAATCCTGCCCGTTCTCGTGGGTTTGATAGTATTCAGGCATTAATGTACTAACCTTATCGCCTCCATCTATCCCTAAAGTGTAGATATTTTTAAACCTTTTACCCAAAAATCTAAATGCAAAGGCGCTACTATTTAACCTTTGGTAAGTTGGTAACCCTAAATCCCTATATTTTGTATCACATTCTAACTGAACATAGCAAGTATTCTTGTGCTTTTCTAAATTTGGTGTTCGGGTTAATATGTATCTATAATCAAAATCGTTTGGTATAAACTTTTTAATGTCGTAGTATATTACT